TTGTGTAGTTCAGATAGCGATACTGTATTTTTCGAGAGCACTCATCGCCAATACTGGATGCGCCGATATACTTGCGGCGTTCGCGCTTTTTTTCCCCTGCTACAATCGCATTATCCACTGCCTCTGTGATTAGGTCAGCAACAAGGTCTTTCTTAGAACGGGATTGAAGTAGAGGGCCAAGTGCCCGTTGACTTAAAGTAGGTGTCTTCGAGTTTTCCAATGTGTATCTCCGCTGCTAGAGGTTTTGATTCTTGAATCGCAAAAATTAGAGTGTGTACTTGCGCTTCTGTGAGGTCAGAGAAACTTGTACTCCACCCGAATATTCCAAGTATGTGTGCCAGTTCCTTCATTGGTTCTGGCGCTGTCGGTAAATCGCTCAATGCACTGTCTCCCCTTCTGCTGTGATTAAATCTATTAGGCTGTCAACTTCTTTGGCATCAATGTCTTCGTTTCTGAACCCTAAGCTCATAACCTCTTCGCCTTTAACTTTAATAATTGCATTGCCAAACATGATCGTTTGATCGGAATCATGTATTGTGTCGTGGATTATTGAGTTTGCAACGGACTGAATTTCACTAATATCGTTGCTGTTATTTACCCAGCATATGATTTCAGATTCCACGCTGGTAATCTCACCATCATCTTTTTCTACTATAAGAAGCTGCATTTCAAACCTTGGCATCATGTATCCTGAGTGGATATTTCGCCAGCCAGCGCGGCGTAGCCAGCCAAGTCAATGTAATTGTCTTCGTGCTGTGCGTTGCCAGCGATGCGAGCAATCTTAAACAGCGACATCATTATTGCTACATCGCTGGCTTCCAGTGGGCTTTCTGGGATGCTGCGATTTGACAACCACCACGACCAAGCATCGGCTATAGTCTGGAAGCTATCCTCAGCGTCTCCGTGAGTATTAGCTCGATCAACGGTAATATGATTCTCAGCTGTTTGCAGTATTTCGTCTCTGTTCACGTTATTCTCCAATTAGTTTCTTGCGTTGATCTGCTATAAGCTGATCAATTTGTTTGCGGTTGAAGTAATAACCCAAGCAACACGCCGCCTTATACTTCGTCCAAGAGAAATCCATCTCACTAACGGTAACTCCATTACGGCGCAGTAATTCTTTTTGTTTTGGCGACGCGGCTTGGTTCAGCCAGCGCTTAGACTTGTTTGCAGCCGTGCTGTCTTCAATTTCACGCAGGAAGTCGTCAGCCGCAGCCATAGCTTGAACCTTCTCTCCAATGGACACCACTCTCGCGCGTCCCGTCTGAGACTTTACGATAGCGATCCAATAGTCACCAACCTTGCCGACTAAAGAGAAACCGTTAAACCCTGTAGCCATCATAGCAGTGCCATACCCATAAGGGTCAATCCACATGAATGGAGATAGCTGCATTAGATCGTATTCGGTCATTACGAAGTCTGTCAGTTCGCTTTTTTCTTTGGACTCAAATACATGATCACAGAACGGGCAAATCCGAGTGTTCGCTGAAACTTCACTGTCGCACTCTGGGCATACTTTAGTCGAGCCTTCACCCTCTTCACCTTCTCGCTTAGAGCCGTCTAGGTTCGCCGTTTCATCCAAAGCGCCATGCGTGATGATTGACGTACCGAAGTCCATAACAACGCAATCGGTCTTGATGGTGTCTGGATATATCTCAGGATCGACGATGCGCAGACCGCGCCCAATCATCTGAACCATTGTGCCCTTTTGAGAGCACGGGCGTGTTAATACTACGCAAGACACTGGCGGTGCGTCGAAACCCTCGGTGAGCACCATGACGTTTACGATCACTTGCATGTCACCAAACTCAAGGTCGTGCAGCATCTCAGCACGTTTGTCTTTGTGAGTGTCTCCAGTCAAGAAATCTGACTTGATACCAGCGCGTAGGAAAGCCTCACAAACGTGTTCCGCGTGTAGAACTGTAGAGCAGAACACAACGGTCTTGCGATCCCCTGCCTTCTCTTTCCATTCGTCTACAATGCGTTCGTTAATGACGCGGCGATCCATAATGGCCGCAACCTCTTCCATGTCATATTCTTTACCACGGCGTGTCACGTTATCGAGTTGGTCGTTAAGGCCGAGGTCAACAACGTAGGACGTTGGACGCACTAAAAAGCCTTCTCGGATTAAAGTCGCCATTTCAATCTGGTGTGCGCAATTGCTGAATACTTCGCGTAAGCCTTTGCCATCCCCACGGTTGGGCGTTGCAGTAAAGCCTACGATCTCAGCTTGTTCGTTGTCCATGCGAACAGCGTCAATGACTTTGCGGTAGGTGTCCGCAGCCGCATGGTGGCCTTCATCAATCACAACCATGTCAAATACAGGGCGATCACGCAGGTTTCGGTCACGCGACATTGTTTGAACCATTGAGAAAATGGCCTCGCCATCCCAATGTTTAACTGTACCGTTAACGATGCTTGTGGTGATGTACGGGTTAACCTTCTCGAACTTCTGCTTGTTTTGAGAAACAAGTTCGTCCCTGTGTTGGATAACCAAAATTCTTCGGCCCTTACTGTGGCGTTTGCCAACGAGAGCGGAGAGCATAATTGTTTTGCCAGCCCCTGTGGGCGCGACAACGAGAGTGTTTTTGTGCTTGTCTAACGCTTTACATGCGTCAGACACGGCTACCTCTTGGTAGGGTCTGAGTAACATAATTATACCTATTTGCTAGAATAGTGAGTTGGGGGGATTAACGGCCACGGCCCCCCGTCCGTGTTCTAGCAGGCGCGGAATGGCCTTGCCGCTAGTTTAACTTTGCGCCCAAGCAGGAACTGCGCCGCTATTTTGCGCAGGTGCTTGTGGAGTGACATTCTGAGCAACAGAGGTTTGCTGCATTGGAATGCTACCTTGGGGCAGAAATTCGCTGTTGTTTGGCGTAAGAGCGGCCATCAGTTGATTACTGTCTTTATAACCGTTCGTGCCCTTCTTAACACCAACCTTCGCACAAATCTCCATGCCGCTCAAGTCCATCATTCCGCTGATATTACGGTTTTGCTGGGCCTGTGGCGACATATCGGCAGGATCAATGTTGCGTGCGCTTTCTACAATTGACTTTAAAGCGCGTAGGCCAATCTCTTTTGCTAACGGCATACCGCTTGGACCAATCTTATCGCCATCAACAAAGATGCTGTGCCAGAACTTGCGACGATCAAACTCACCTCCGATGATGGTGAATTCAAGGTTCATCCACTTAGCTGCTGTGCTTGCGGAACGCTTGAACCACTGTCCTTGACCGAACTCAGGAAGTTCAATGTCGCCCATCTGAGCGAGGACAACCGCGCGAACGACTGTGCCGTTCGGGATCAGGCTGAACTCTTGGTTCTGTGGGTTTTCGTCTGCGGGTACATTGTTGAAATTAAGCATTATGCTTCTCCTTCGCTAGAATTTTGAGTTGTAGGATCGACAAACGTAAGATCGCTGTCGGTTAATGGTGAGCCATTGTTCATCTTTTCAATCAACTTGCCAAGATGCGGCTCTTCGAGAACGTCAAGTCTGCCAGAACGGTCTTTGGCTGGGTAGCCCCATTCGTTCAGAGGTTGACATACAAAGGCACGATATTGTCCATGATCACCTGTCAGGACGGCCATTGTGATTACTTCGTCTACAATACCGGGCAATTCGCGTCCAGTCTTTGCACCTTCGATCTGCATATTGTATTGTTTGCGGCCATAATCATCGGTGACCTCATCCAAGATTCCGACAAAGATTACGTTCTTTGACCGAATGTGTTGGATGTGTGTGAGCCACGACATCATTTCACGACCATGCATTCCATATACAGCGCGAGTATCAACCTTGCCAGACCGTTCAGAGCGCGTATCAGGCTGCTGTAAGCACCACTGAAAGCACAAACGTCCTGCCACGGTAATTGAGTCCACAAACAACGTATCATACTTGCTCCACACGTCTGAGGAGTCACCGTACATCGCAGCCACATAATCGTAGTGTGATTGACCGTATGGTTGATCCTCTGACAGTGACGGATTAGCTCCACCTAAGAAGCAAGCAAGGTCACGGCATTCCACCCATGTGCGAGGACGCACAACGTCGATAGGATGCCCTTCGATTGCTGTATCTCCAGCCTCCAAGTCCATGAATAGGGTGGTTGCTGGGTTAAGAGTACGAGCTAGTGTGGTTTTTCCCACACCGCTTGCACCACATACAACGATCTTGTGACCTTTCTTTTCAGCAAGGCGCTGATCGGCTGTGATAATCTGTAGGGCCATTACTCTAACTCCTCTACTTTGACAGTGCCGACTTCTACTGTACGGCAATCTTGTAGCTCACTCCTGATTGCAGGGGGAGCCACTGTGAATTTGCGCTCTTCAACAGAAAACGTCAGCTTGCCATAGTGTTGAGCGTCTTCTGGAGACATTGTATTTAATACGTCACGCAGCATGTCTTGGTCCCATGAGATCTTCTTGCCTACAGTGACCTTGAGCCTTTGATTGCCTTCTACGATCTGGGCAGTACCAAAGTCCTTGCCGTTTGATCGCAGCACATCTTTTGCCAATGGCAAGAATGTATCTGATAGCTGTTCTTCAACGTCTTTAAGCTCAATACGCATCTCACCGATAACGTGCTTGAGTTCTTCTCGACGCTCAAATA